GATTTATAGAGATGTTGATGCATTTTTGACCGGCATTGAGCGTGTCGGTTATCGGTATGTTAACACAGTTATCACACCGGGCATTTCAGATTTGTCATTTTATACCGATGGGCACCGCATAATTATATTGGAAAACCGCGGGCGTATATTGGGTTTTACCATTTACCATTCCAGCAATTTAGAGGGTGTTGAGGAAGAAATGCGGCGAATACGCGCACACCACCCGGCTCAATATCGGTTACTTTTGTAATTATTTTCAATAAAAACGTATTTCAGCGGTTCAATAGTTTGGTAATCTAATTATTAGTTGTATATTTGTAGTGTCAATAAGGCACAAACAAAAAACGATTAGACATGGCTTACATTTCAACAGAAACAGTTAAAGAGATCAGGAACCAAATTAAAATCAATTTTCCCACAAAAAAAGGTTGGAAATTTTCAGTAACATGCAGGGATTACAGTCAAGTTCATGTTGCCGTTATGAGGGCACCAATTGATTTTTTGGAAAACACTGAGCGCGATCATTTACAAATGGTACAATACCACACTGACAGTTTCGCCGCTGAACAATGGAAAGTGATTGAAAAACTTTATTCGATTGCCAAAACTGAAGATTATTTTGATAAAAGTGACAGCCAAACAGATTATTTCCATTGCTCACATTACATTGATATTTCAATTGGAAAATGGGATAAGCAATTTGAATTAGTAGCATAATAACAATCAAACCCGGCCACGCAGCCGGGTTTTTTTATGTCATATTATGAGAAAATTATTAAAAGATTTACAAGCAGGATTATTTGTGCCACGGTGGAATTATCGCATTTACGGATATGCCCACACTAAAAGCCTTGACAATGCCCTTTATAAGCTGCGTAAAAAGGGTTTTGATATTAAAATGCTAAAGGAATACGGCGAAACGGTTTATTATCTGAAAAACAGCTAATACACCCTATTTTGGCCACCTATTAAACCAACATAGGTTAATTTACCCCACGTTTTCAACCTAAACATGCGGGTTTCCGGGCACAGTTAGGTTAATTAACCTCACTTTTTTTATGCCTGTGGTATCTTTACCTGAAAAATACATACCCTACATACCGGTATGGCAGGCCGTTTTTATCGTATATTTGCACTTTTTTTCAATAAAAACGTATTTCAACGGTTCATATGTTTGGTAGTCTGAAACATTTGCGTATCTTTGTACGTATAAGAAACAAACGATTAGACACCATGACCACAATCACAGAACAAAACGGCTTCACAATCCAATTCAACGGAAAAGCAACTTATTTTTTAAGCAATGAATTTGATTGCATCGGATATTATGACACTGAACGCAAAGCACTGAACGCATTAAAGAGGACATTAAAATACGCAGGTATAATTTAAACCACAGTCCCGGCCGTTGCGCCGGCCCATTTAAAACGATTAGACATGAAAGCAACACACTATTTTAAAGGAACCGGCCAACCATGCGGCCACGTTCAGGTGAAATTCACGGTTACCGGTGATATTATCGCAAAAGAATTATGGTATCAGGTAACCGAGGGCCTTATAAATGCGGAAATAGTACACATTTTGAAACCTCCGCAAATCACAAAATTGATTCGCACACGTTTTCAAGATTACGGTTATTACGCTTATGAGCGTGAAGAGTTTGAGGCATTTGACGAATTACCAAGTTTCAAAAAATACCAGCATTTGCGTGAGGCAAAAGATAAATTCCCGGATTTTTTTGAGGGTATTGATTTAAACGATTTAACTGCATAGAGTATTAACCGGCCCGGCGCACTGCCGGGCCTTAACGATTAGATATGAAAGCAGAAGATTTTGACGTTTTTGAACTCAGAAAAATTATCACAGGTTGGCCAAATGGATCACATTTTTGGTACGGGGATAATCAATATATTTTGGTTTATAATGGTGCCACGGTTGCCATAATAAAACCTGCCGGCGCGGGCAACAAACGCGAAATTAAAATCAAATTTTAGTATTCACATAAACGATTAGACACCATGAACAAAAACAGGAAATACACGGAAAATTTGCGTGATGCAAAAAAGCTGTTTAAGCTCAAAACCGGGCATGATTTTAGTGACCGGGCCAATCATTACAGTTATGGCATTACAATATTTAAGCTAAAAATTATGCGTACTCCCACACGCAAATATTTTGTGGGTACACAAATGGAATGGTTAAACCTTTAAAAACGATTAGACATGTTACAGAAATTCAAACAGACACGCCAACAGGCGAAATTAACAGAAAGCGCAAACGCTGAACAGTTGCGCGGGTTATATCTCAAAAAGATTGAAAAGCATACGCGGTTTACAGCAAACCTGCTTTTATTTTGGTCATTCGTGGCCGGGATAGGATTATTAGTTTACATAGCAAATAACATTTAATTATGAATCAACTTGAAAATAATAAACAATTCAAAGCCGGTACAGCGGCAGAAAGTTTAATTGCAGCGCGTGAATATGCGCGGGCATGGTCAGAAACGGGAAAATGCACACTTTATATAATTTGGTGTAATAAAACCCTATCACATTATGTTTGCACTGATGGATTGGTGCGAATGTTTGAAAAATCAATTGCGATTTATGAAAACGGCCAAATAGATGGATAAATTCAGTATTAGCCTGATCCAATTTTCGGAATGGCAAAAAAAATCCGGTAAACTCATTGGCTTCATGTTGTGGCGCATTGAGTTTGCCGGTTTTTTATTAGAGGCATGGAATGATGACACCGGGAAAATGTTATTATTTCAGATTTTCGCCAACGGGCGCGGCTTTAAAGCGTACACGCATGACGTTGATTTTGTGGAACAATACACATTGGATTTAAAATAATTCAACTTCACCGGTTCAAATGTTTGGTAGTCTGAAACATTGTTGTATCTTTGTACGTATAAGAAACAAACAAACACCATTAGACATGAAAACAAGTACTGAGCAACCGTTAACCGATGCGAGAATTAAAGGCATTCTAACTTTTATTGATCCGGTCACAGATAAAGAGAGTAATACTACTGCTGGAATTCATCTCATTGAACTTACAGGCAAACACCTTGACCGTAATAAAAATTTAGCAAGGGTTCACTGTATGGATGAGGCCCGCGCAATTTTTGAGCAAATGATTGAAAACGGAATTATTATCAGTGATGGTTGGAAAATTGGAAACATGACAAAAGCGTATCACCAAGTTGAGTTAAAAAAATATGCAGATTTTATATAGATAAACCACCGGCCCGGCGCACTGCCGGGCTACTCAAATAATTCATAAACAAAAACGATTAGACACCATGAAAAAGAAAATTGAAATTCTACAAAGCCGCGTATTAGACCGCGCAGAAAACAACATGCCACGTATTCAAGATGTGATTAAGCAAATTGAAACTGAGGACACCATTTTAGGTGATACGCTGGTAAACTCTAATGAAATGCGTTTTGGTAATGAGGGCAACCAACTCATTATGCAGTATGGCCAACATGAGCGCGTTTTAAACCCATACAGCACGAAACAGACCGCCAACCGGTTTGGGGTACCAACGCCGTACATAAATACGCTAATGGATAGCGATTGGGGCCGTAAATTGGCCGTTAAAATTCTCAATGAAACCGCAAAGCAGCGCAAACCGGAACGGGTTTTGGTTCGCAGTGTTGGCGATACTGTGCGCGGCGTGCTTTCAGATTCTTACAAGCGGATTAATTCAATGCAGATTTTTATGGCCTTTATGGAAGCTGCCGTAAAAACTGATGCGCGAATTTATGATGCTGCCATTGATGACACCAAAAGTTTTATTGAAGTGATCCAACCGGAAATACATACCATTGAAACACCGCGCAACGGTGAAATTGATGTTGTTTTTGGTGCTGAATTGCGCAATAGTGATTACGGTGACGGTCGGTTAAACCTGCGCACGTTCATGCTTAATGTTGTTTGCCTGAATGGTATGATTGGCACCAAATTTTTGAATGAGGTACACCGCGGCGGCCGGTTGCCTGAAAACTTGGTATTAAGTGAGGCCACTTATGAAAAAGAAAGTGCCGCGCAGGCAAGTTTAGTAACTGATTCAATGCAGCATCTTTTTAACGCTGATAACATGAAAAAAGAGGTTGAGCGCATACAGCATGCAAGTGATACACCAATGGATTTTGAAACCGGTATTAAGGATTTAAAGCGTACCAAACATTACAGCGAAAACGAATTAACCATGCTTACACAAAAGTTGCTGAATAATAACCCGGATGACGGTGTACAGGGTGAAAACACCAAATGGAAATTTGTGCAGGGTTTAACCGCCGTTGCCAACGAATACAACACCACGCGGCGCAATGAGTTAATTGAGTATGCCAGCGATTTAATGAAGTAATTAACCCTACCCGGCCGGCATACCCGGCCGGGTTTTTAAATTTACAGATATGAAAATACACATTGAGTTTGAATTTACGGGCGTACCGGGTTTGGCACAGGATGACCGCGGCACGTATTGGCGCATGCCTTTTACCAGCGCAAACAATAAGAAATTCAAGGCCAAACAACTCATGCCGGTATATGAGCGCAATTACACCGGTATACGCTATAAAAACAAGATTTACAGCGATAAAATTTTAGATGAAACCCGCGTATCGGTGGAATACACAATTGAAATTTAATGTATTTCACCGGGTTAATTGTTTGGTGGTTTGAATCAAATGATTAACTTTGTACGTATAAAATACAAACAAACGATTAGACACCATGATTAAAACAGAAAATTTTGCTAGTTACGCGGTTGACCCTGCGATCAATGCCAGTTTTTTAAAGCAGTTAAAAAAATGCAGCGTTGAAAATAATGACACCGTTGCCATGAATTTTGGCACCGCTTTCCACACTTATATTTTAGAACCGGAATTGTTTGCAAAGCAATATTATGTATTTGATGATACTGAGCAAATACAAAAAGGAATTGATGAGGGTTTGAAAAACGTGCGCGGTTCAAAAATGTATAAAGAGTGGCACGCCGCTGAAACAATAAAGGCCGGTAGCCGGTTAATGTTTGGCATTGATAATTACCGCACTTTGCAGGCAATGGCCGAACGTCTTAAATTAAACAATCCCAATGCTGCTACATTGATACAAAATTCAGTGCATGAAAAAAGTATTTATCAAACCATTGAGATTGACGGCCGGGAATATGCCGTTAAATGCCGCATTGATGGATTGATAAGCGAATTGAATGTTGGTGTAATCTGGGACTTGAAAAAAACGGTTAACGCGCACCCTGATGGATTCGGCCGGGAATGCGGCAAATATGGTTATCACATTTCAGCGGCTTTTTACAAGCGTTTAGCGGAATTAGAATTTAATAAGCCATTTGAGGTTTTCATAATTGCACAGGAAGAAACTGCGCCCTATAACAGCGGCCTTTACCGGGTTTCGCCGGCAATGATTAGCAAAGGTAATGTTGAGGTTGACAAATTGCTGAAATTGGCCGCGCATGTTAAGCGCACCGGCGAATTAAGCAGTTATGAAATATTTTCAAGTGATCCATATGGTATTTTGGACTTGGATATACCTAATTATTACGCAACAGATTACGAATTAAACATTTAAACCGCTATATTAGCAAACTTATTTATTCACTTTTAACGATTAGACAAATGAAAAATTTACAGGAACAATTATTTACGGCACGTGATACATACGTTAGCCGTTTTGCAAAAACCGATCAGGCAGCAATTGACCGGTATTTCAACATTGAAATTTCATGGTTAAACAGTTTATTGCACAGTGATACAAAGCTGCGCAATTGTACCGATGCATCTAAATGCAAAGTGTTGGCCAATGTGGTTTCAACCGGGTTAACCCTATCACCGGCAATGAAGTATTGTTATGTGATACCGCGCAAAGATCATGCAACAAATGAAATGAACGCAACGTTAGATATTTCATACATGGGATTGATTAAAATGCTTACTGATGCCGGCACCGTTGCCAAAGTTGAGGCGCATATAATTTACGAAAATGATAAGTATGAAATTGAGTATGGTTTAACTCCAAAGTTTAAGCATGTGCCAACATTGGTTAACCGTGGCGCAATGGTTGCGGTTTACTCTATTGCGCATTTACGTGGCACTGATCCGCAAATAGAGATTTTAACAGGTGATGACGTTGCAGAAATTAAAGCAGTGGCCGGCGCACGTGGTCAGATTTGGGAAAAATGGCCTGCGCAAATGTGGCGCAAAAGTGCAATTAAAAGATTATTCAAATACCTGCCAAAAACTGAAATGTCTGATGAGTTGATTGCAGGACTTGCAATTGAGTACCGCAATGATACAACAATGATTACTGAAAAAGATGTTGATGCGGCGGTTTTAAGTGAGATTTTTGCAGATACTAAACCGGTTGTTTTAGAGGACAAAAAACCCGTTGAGGTACCAAGTGATACAACACCAAAGAAAGCAGGTAGAAAGCCCAAAAATGAGGCTAAAAAGCCGGTTGATGAACCAAAGCAGGTTAAAGAAGAAACACCACCTGAAATCAAAGTTGTTAAACTCAATCCAAGTGATGAGGTTAACCAATCTATTATCAAATCCACAGATATTAAAGGCGGTGGATTATCAAATTTACTGACACAATTGCGGTAACGTATACAATTATTTCATACATTAGGGTTTGTAAATGAGGACAAACCCTAATTTTTACAAACCAAATACACAATCTAAAATGAGCAAAATTGATCAAATTCCGTGGGAAATTCCACAAAAGAAAAAGCGTACTAGTAGCATAGTACCAATGATTACCATTACTTCAAAAGCCTTTAAGACAGGGGCAGCAATGAAAACCGCACCCTATTGGCGCGCTGCTTTCAATAATGCGTTTATTGAGAAGTATTACCCCAATGATCCAAAGATTAAGCGCATTTCGATCTATGTTGGCGGGCAGGGTGTTATTGTTGACATTAAGCCGGGACGCACGCAGGATGCCTTTGAATTGAGAATTGGCAATTATTTCAATGATGAGACATTGATAAATAAACTATTCAGGCATTTTGGCATTCCGTTGTTGAGTAAGCCAAACATTACAACGATGCATTTACATATTAAGCATTTTCGCAAATATGATGAACGCATGATGTATGAATTTGTTTACATGAAAGAAGAAAATCAAGCGTTAACGCAATTGGAAAATTTAAAGGCAAAAATGGAAGCTGATGAAAAATTTCCTGAAGCGGATAACGAAAAAAAGAATACAATCACGGTTGAGGGTTAACCATGCCCACGGCGAAATCTAAACACGGCCATAACGTTAAATACATAAAACACGTGATACACTACAAACCAAACCATTCCCACAGCACGCAAAAATGCATTTGTGAAAGCCGCAATATTGTGGTTGTTGCTGAACATGGTGAACACGGTTTTAATGGGTATTACTGTTTAATGTGTGATTCGTATTGGTGCAATTAATACCCGGTTGGTACCGGGTTGGCGGTTGCCAAATCGCCGCGGCCCTTTTATCTTAGAGGGTTTTAGGGCCGCATATTGTTGGGGTGCGTGGCCAACTCAAAGGGTAATGCCGGCGGGTTGGCCACATTTTTTTATCTTTACCGCATGGAGTATAACAAGTTGATAATGGGCCGGGCCGCAAACATAGCACAAAAGGCATTGTTTGATGACAAAGCATTAAACATTGAACCGCACTATATTTTCACTGAAAGTGAATTTAGGCAGTTTGTGCAGTGTGTAACGGCAGAACAACGCGCAATATGCTCACAGGCCGCACGTGATGCGGTTGCACACCCATTTGCGGAAGCCGTTTTAGCCGGTGATGTTGTACAGGCGTGCGAAACTCCCGAAATTTTTTAACTTTGTTGAGTCTAAAGAATACAAAATCAGTAATGAAGTTACATTAGGCCGTGCGCACGGCCTTTGCGCAATACCCGGTACCCTGTTTTGGTGCCGGGTATTTTTTTGTTCCATCTGATTGGCGCAGGTGCGCGGGTGCGCGGGTGCGCGGTTTTGCACAATTGCATATTTCTATAACTCCATACCGTTTCGCTGACATGATTGTTAATAACTATATTTTGTTGAGGCAGCAATAACAATAATTTAGCGGCGAACAATAACAATTAAAAACCATGATTATTTCATTAGTTTCATTAAAAGGCGGCGCAGGGAAAACAACGTTAAGCATTAATTTAGCCGTTGCCTATGCACAGACCGGCGCAAAAGTTACATTAATAGATAGTGACCCAAACAATCAAAACGCGCTGAAATGGTCGGGTATCAGGCCACAGGATAAGGCGCAAATTGTAACGGTTTCTTTGTCCGATGCTGATGCACTGCGCAATAATATAAACCCAATAAATGCAAGTTGTGATATTGTAATTATTGACGGCACGCCGGCATTGGCAGAATTGACCGGCACAATTATGCTGGTTTCAGATTTGGTATTACTTCCAATCCGTTCCAGCACGTTTGATTATTGGGCATTCAATGAGCAATTTCTACCAACCTTGAAAAATGTACGCAGCTTAAAAGAAATTGATTGCCGCATAGTTTTAAACGCGGTTCGCAAACGTAGTGTAATTGGCCGTGAAGTTTTAGACGCGCTGGAACAATATGATATTCCAATAATGAACCGGAAAATTGGCCTGCGCACAGTATTTGAAAATTCACCAAAATACGGTTTGGGCGTTGGTGAATGTGATGATAATGAAGCAAAATTTGAAATTAAAATGTTGCAAAAAGCAGTACACGAAATATTAACCACAAAAATAGTTACAGCATGAAAAAAAACCCATTAACAGATAACAACGCAGCCGGGCAGACCGGTGAAAAAGGCGTAATTGATATTGCAACCGTTGAGGCCCAAACACGCAATTTATTTGCAGGTGACATCCTCCATGATTTGCCAACGGGTGAACTGCCACCGGTACCCGGAAAAATAGCACAGGAAATAAAGCGGCCACGTATGGAAATGCCGCATGCAGACTATCAAAAGCTAAAAATTATTTGCGATCTTGTCAATGAGGACATTTCAAAAATGCTATACAGGGTAGTAAAAACGTGGCTGGACAGCGTACACCCAAAAATTTAATGCTGTCACTATTGACATTGCGCGGGCGAATTATTACCTTAGCAGGTTCAGCGCAAAAAAAATAACCGGCGTGGTGGCACCGGTTAATTTTTGAGATTAAAAACGCTTACAGTTTGGAAACACAAAAGCGGTTTAACATGGGCAAATATAGCACTTTACACATACGGCGCAACAACCGCGTTAACATTTTTTACTCACATTTTAGGCGTTTTATCCACTGTCATGGTGTCAGTGGTTTGATCGTTACGGGTTTAGATCAAAGTAACCCGGTAAGAAAAAAAATACCCTGCATTGAGCGTGCAGGGTATTTTAGTTTTACCAAAGATGTATTGTTCTCCACAATCCAAACCCAAAGATATGAAAAATACCGGCAGTGGCCAAACTGAGGGTAACAACAGGGGGTACGATAAACCGCGCATGATTGTTAAAAAAGGTAAGGAACCGCCAACGCATGCATGGGCAAATGTTGAATTTTTGGCAATGCCAAATAAGATAATTCCACCAATGGCAAAATTGGTTTACATACACTTAAAATTTAGGGCCGGGCAATCACAGGTTTGTTGGCCAGCGGTCAGAAGTATTGGCGCGGCGGTTGGTTCAAATAGCATTGAAACCGTTGAGCGTGCCTGTGAGGCATTAGAATTACACCGGTTTATTTTGATACTGCCGAAAATAGGCAAGCGCGGCGCAAATGTTTACATAGTTACCAATAAAGCAGACAATAAAGGCTACGAAATGGAATGGCCGCAATTGGTGAACGGATTAAAAGAGGGCGGTGTTACACCTGATCAGGTTTTTGAATTTCAGGAAAAATTTTATCACCATGCAGCATATCAATTACACAAAAATAAAAGTTTAGCAGCTTACAAAGAAGCACAGGCGTATTTTATGCCACGTTAAAACAGTGTACCGATTATCGGTACACCGGACGGGAATAGTAAAAACGGTAATGAGAATAAAAACCTTTAATGACTTTAAAAAATCTACCGGTGAAAAAAGTTAGGGAAACAGTTAATATAATAGTTCGTTACCGATTATCGGTACACCGGCGTACCGGTAATCGGTACACGCTGTACCGATTACCGGTACACTAAAAAACGTAGTGTACCGATTATCGGTACACTAAACATTGCAGTTATGTTACAGGAAATGCCAATATTTAAATATGATTCTGAAAATCAGCAGGTTAAACAATTAAGTAAACTATTGATGAATCCACGGCAGGAAAATGTTTTTGATAACATGATGCTGATGAAATTTGAATTTACTTATACCATGAAATGCGTGTGGAGCAAAGGCTTTACCAAGTTTTACACCGGTTTCATGCAGGAATACGCCGGCCCATATGTTGAGGGCCAAATTACGTTACGGCAATTTCATTTGCTGTTTGAACACCACCGGGCAAAGATGCCAAACGCAAATTTGCCTAAACTTGAAACGTTCCCAAAACGCTGATTATGCACATTACTGACACTTTTTATTATCAATCCAAACGGCTTTTTGTGGCAAAAGTGAGGTTATGCCGCGAAATAGGGCGTGTTTTAGGCCCATTTTTGGACTTTCTTACCTCATTGGCAACATCCACTGACAAGACGACAAAAGGGCAGAAATGAGCAGAAAAGAGGCTATTTAGGGGTATATTTGATTGTATTGTGAGCATAACGATTTAAAAATGCTCAAAAAAGGTTAAAAATGTTAATGCTGGTCATATGGCAGTACCGATGAAACAAGTGAAAAAGGCGTTGCAGCAAAAAAAAGGCATTGTTTCCGATGCGGCCAAAATTTTGGGCATTAGTGCCACGGCATTGCACCGGCGCATACAGCGTAATAAATCGTTGCAGGTGGTCAAATGGGAAGCACGCGAATCAATCATTGATATGGCAGAAAGTGGCCTAATTACCAACCTGCGCACAAAAAAACCGTGGGCAATCAAATACACACTTTCAACACTTGGAAAAAGCCGCGGTTATGTTGAGCGTTTTGAAACGCAGGAAATTGAACCGGAAAAAAAGCAGGTTTTTAAATTGGGTGATGTTGTAATTGAATTTTAAATGCGGTGCCATTATGTGCATGATAAAATAGCGGGCCGGGTTTTAATTCCCGGTTGTTGGGGTACCACAATACACGGCATATACGCATGCACTTGTGAGCGCGGCCCGGCAACCATGTTACAGCGGGTTACAAAATTAGAATGTGAAGTAAGGGAATTGAAGAAAAAAATTGCAGCATATGAAAAATATCAGGGATGAATTTGCTGAATTTTTTGATGAAACGCGGGAAGTAGCCACAAAATTAGGCATAGCCAAAGATGAATTATTTACCTTATTCTTAAAATTGAAGTATGAAAAAAATCCAATTAGGTAAAACGGGTGAATTTCCACAGGGTAAAATATCTGACACTGATGAGGGCGGTTTACAATTTGCCATTTTCAAAACCAAAGATAAAAGCAATTTGATAATTGAATTTAATACGCCGGTGGTTTGGATGGGTATGCCCATACATGAGGCAAAAGAATTTGCATTGGCCATATTGAAAATAGCAAATGAAACGTAATATCTGCAAAAAAAGAGTTGCAGGTCTTTTATTATGGCATACGGATTATGTGCTTATCACTGTGGTGAATATTTATTAAATAAAAAGCAAAATGGAAAAAAAAGATGAACAGGATTTTGAAAAGATGATTAAATTTTTGAAAAACGCTTATGAAAACAAACAGCCTTTTATTGTCATCTCTGGTAATTCGGAAACTAAAGAAGCATTTGTAAGCATTGTGGGCGTGACAGAACAATTAGTAAATTTAATGGAACATGCCTACGAGGGTACAGAGGTATTTAGAGAATTATTCCTGCGGTTTGCACTTGAAAGGATTCTAAAAGCAGAAAAATCATGAAAAGTTTAGCCGCGCTACTATGTTTATTTCTTACCGGATGTTGCACAATGGCCCAAATATCAACGCAATTTTATTTGGCCAATGATTCATGCACGTTTTATTTGCTGGATTATACCGAAATAGTGACCGTTTCAGATAATTGTGAAGTTATGGCCTATGTGCAAACACCTGAACCCGGCACCCGGTTGCAGGCCGGTAGTGATATAATTGTTACGTTGGAGGTTGAGGATTATAGCGGTAATATTTCCAACATGCAATTTGATGTTGTGTTGATTGATGAAATGCCGCCAAAATTCCACATTCCTGATACGCTTTTAATTCCCACGGGCCAATGGCAAAACGCTATACGTACATACCATTTTTACACATATGTTGAGGACAGCGCAGCGCAAAAGATGGTACATTTTTATGAATAATGCAGGGTTGTCCAGAACTGATATAACGTAGATTTCAGTCGTCCGTTAAATGATGCACAAAGACATGGTTAGGCATCAGCCGTTGATGGAATGTATACAACCGGAGGTGCGGAACGTGCGCAACCCTGTTTTTAATTGAATATAATGCCCATTGATTACGATAAATACCCGGCAGATTGGACGAAACGTGTAGAGCGCATACGCATACGCAGTAAAAACCACTGTGAAGTGTGCGGCCTTAAAAACGGTAAACGGGTGTATAGTGTTCCGTTTGATATGCGTGAACATTACGGTAAACTTTATAAGGTTAGATATAAAACGCGGCGCATTTGGTTCAGAAATATGGATGATGCATACCGGGAATGCGAAAACCGGCAGGCCGTGAAAATTGTTACAGTTGTGTTAACCGTGGCGCATTTAGACCATGACGAAACCAACCACGCGGTAAAAGATGAACGTTTGAAACACATGTGCCAATTATGTCATTTGCGGTATGATGCCGCGGAAAAATTCAGGCGTGCAATAAATAAGGGAAATGCCAACGATAAAAAAGGCAAGCCAAATTGATTGGGAAACCACTGAAACGCTTTTTGAGCCGTTCGACCGGCAACAGATATTTCTTGAATGCGTTTTAAGCGGTGATTATCGTTTTATCCTGTATGGTGGATCAGTGCGCAGCGGCAAAACGTTCAGCGGTTTGGCTGCCTTTATAATCTTGTCATTTACTTACCCGCGCAGCCGTTGGGTTGTGGTTCGCAAAGATTTGCAAACGATCAAACGCAATACATTACCAAGCTGGGATAAAATAAAGCCGGTTGCGTATATCAGGAACCACAACCACGAAACCCAAACCGTAACATTTACCAACGGCAGCCAAATAATTTTCTTTGGTGAAAATTACGACAAAGATAAAATGTTTAACCGTTGGCGTGGACTTGAATGTAATGGATTCCTACTTGAAGAGATAAATGAACTTCAGGAAATGGCTTATTTTAAGGCAATTGAGCGTGCCGGTAGTTACATTATAAAAGGCGGTAAGCAACCGCCGCCGCTGATACTTGCTACGTGCAACCCGACCCGCGGTTGGGTGAAAGATCGTTGGTATGATCACTGGAAAAACAACACATTACCAGCGGGCCAAATTTACATACCGGCCAACATTCGTGATAATCCATATATTCCACAATCATACATTGATAGTTTGCAGGATTTACCAAGATATGAATATGAAGTTTTTGTGAATGGCAATTGGGATATTCGTTTAAAAACCGGTGGGGAATTTCTAAAATCATTTGAATTAGATGAGCATGTTGCGCCGGCCGCATTTGATTACATGAAACCGGTGCATGTTTCATTGGATGAAAACGTACAACCATACGTGACGTTGACCATTTGGCAAATGGATTTGGAGCATGAAAGCGGCATAAAACAGATTTACCAAGTTGGTGAAATATTAGCCCGCGCACCCAATAACACAGTTAAAAAATTGGCCCGGTCATTGGTGCGCTGGTTGCGTGAACGTGATTTCACAGATATAGTTTTAATTTACGGTGATCGTACCAGCTTAAAGGAGGACACGAAATTAGAAAAAGGCCAAAACTTTTTTAGTATTTTCCAGCGCGAAATTGAGATTGGTTACCATACCCGCATGCGATTACCAAAAATTAACCCATCCGTTGCGTTATCAGGTGATTTTGTCAATGCGATATTTGAAAACAATTTCGATAACTTGCAGATAACCATTAATGAAACCTGCAAAGAATCAATTGGTGATTATGTTGAAACAAAAGAGGCGGCAGACGGCGGTGTTGCAAAAATCCGGGTGAAAGATAGCGTTACAAAGGTGACATATGAGCAAAACGGACATATTACGGACACCCTGCGTTATTTCATTGCGGAAGCGTTTAAAGAGAGTTACAGGAAATACCAAAGTAAGGTTATAAACATGCCGCGCATCATTGGCAAACCGGCACGCGGCGGCCGGCGTTAAATCATTATTATGAAATACCAAAAAGCACCATCAGAAGCCCAAATTGAAACATTATTGCAATTATTACGAATTGCCATGAAAAATGGAAACGATTTTTTTGTAATGGCAGATTTAGAAACTGCTGCACTAAATGCCGGCAGCGGCAAAATGGATTTACTTGAATTTATGGTTAGTTGCATGTTGGCCAACGGCGAAACCGCTGAATTGCTTGTAAATGTGGTTATGAATTTCTTATCAAATAAGATTTTGCAAGATGTATGCGGAAATTGTAATAAATCTGATTCATGTCAGAAAAAAGAAGCTAATTGTGACCCGGAACATTTATTTGCTGATATTAAAACGCAAGTTGAAATGGCCCTGAAACTCACCAAGATTGGAAAAAACTAACTATCACTGACACAGTAGTTTTTTAACTCTTTTCCCTTGACTATCTGAGCCGCGCATGGTAAATTTATACCATGCAAAGAGATTTAATACCACGCCAATGTATGTTGTTGGACGCAACAACGTACTATCTATTGCAGGAAATTCCCGGCGAACAGCACAATTTAACCATACTCAATTTTTTCAATGAGATTGGCCATACGTACGTAAAAACGGACGAAACGGCGTGGTGCAGTGCGTGGATCAATTTTTTGGCAAAAATAAACGGCGTTGAATACAGCAATAAATTAGATTCACGTAGCTGGTTGAATGTTGGGCGTAATATTCCAAACCCGGAACCGGGTGATGTTGTTGTTTTTTGGCGTGAATCTCTCACAAGCTGGAAAGGCCACGTTGGTTTATACATGGGCCACGATTCTGAAAATGATTTAATCCATTGTTTTGGCGGTAATCAGGATAACCGGGTAAATATTAAACCGTACCCAATTAACCGGTTATTGGGTTTCAGGCGGTTGAATTTCGTAAATACAGACTAAAAAATAATATTATGGAATGGATGAACGGCGTTTGGTCACAGGTCGCAAATTACATATCAATACCATATTTTTTGACATTCATTTTGCTTGCATTTGCTGGCAATAGATATTTTGGCGTAATCCTGCAAAAAGTGACCCGGTTCAATTGGCAACCGGTGTACACTGTTTTAGCATTGGCCACGTTGTTGGCAATTCCTTTTTTGATTTGGACAAAAACCGGATGGGTGCAGGTAATTTTCAGCTATGCACTTGGTTTTGCACTGCATGAATTGATTTTTAAATACATAACTAAACTGTTTAACGGAAAAAAAAAGTAAGCGCATGCCGGTGTGAAGATGCTACCGGTTGGACGTATGCGAAATGCTGCAATTTTTGCGGCAAACCTCTAAAAAATGAATGGGTAACGATATGAGCAAATTTTTAACTGATTTAGACAAGATCGCAAAGTTTTTTACGCGGGTGCGGTCAGTGGTTTTGATCATTTTGTTGGTTGGATTTGGCGGCAGCGTTTTACGCAATGGATGTACCCGCGCACAGTTTGCAGAATTAACCCGGTTAACCACCGGATTGAATATTGAAAATGCGGCACTGATGGATGAGGTAAACGCACGTGATTCAATTTTGATTGCCAAAGATGAGGCAATTGAGCATTTAGAAGCGGCCATTGGGCGCAGTGAGGGCCGTGTAAATGATTTGGTTGACCATTACACCCGTTTATATGTCAGATATGAGGGTTTAGCAGATTCAATTACCAAAATACCTGCTGATAGCAGTTATAGCTATTTAAACGAAACCGCATACAATTTGCCCGGCATAAAAAACATGCCATTTAGCGCATTGCAGATTAACCGCATGCATTTAACATACGTTGAGCATACAAGTTTAAGCGGCATGCATGATGCATTAAAACAGCGCGTGCATGAGCAAAATGAGCAGCTTTTAATGAAAGATACAATTATTGAAAACCGCACTTTGCAGGTAGATGAATTACGCAAAACGCAAATGCAGTTGGAAACCATTGTAATGAATCAAATTGAACAGATTGACGCGCAGGCCACGCATATTGAGCAAACGAAAAAATCAAGCCGCATTTGGCAAATTGCCGGTGCCGTGGTTATTGTGATATTGGCCGCATTGGCCGCGGGCGGTGGTTAAATACAACTATTATGGCAACATTTATATTACCACAGGATTATGACGTTTTAATAACGGATGACCAATTAACACAGGTTACCACGAATCAAAATAATATTGATGTTTGTTTGCAACAATCTGAAGAAGAAGTAAAAGAGTGGTTGCGGCACCGTTTTGATGTTGAATTTGATATGCGGGCATTTAAAGTTGTGGCCGGTGATGACGGCGTAACGGCAACTAAAGATGACCGCATTTTTCAGAGTACCAGCGGCATACTTTATTTATGCACCGTTGATGCCACAAGCGAAAGTTTACCAGACACCAATTTTTTTATTGTACAGGATGACCGGAACCGCAAATTGGTGCAGGTGGTTGTTGATGTTTTCCTGTATCACCTGCACACCCGGTTAAACCCGCGCAATATCCCAATTCACCGGCGTTTGCGTTATGACGGTGACGGTGATATTGAAAAAGCAATGAGCGCGGTTAAGTGGTGCAGCATGGTGCAAAAAGGCACCATAACACCCGCGTTGACACCCTCTTTGGATGAGGACGGCGAAGAAATACAGGACGGGCAAAGCGTTATTTGGGGTAAATCAACACAGGACGGTGACCGCCGGCGCACTGATCGTTTTGACAACTTAACAGGAAACTAAAATGAGCATATTAGACCGCATAAGGCCGCGCAACATACCAATGATTAAAGCACAGACGTTTATTTCCACGCTGCAAAAAATGATGCGCAAAATAAATCACCCGTCAACAATCAATGAAATTGACCCGCGCCAATTATTCCGCATGCGGTGGACGTTGGACGATTGGCAACGGGCCGTTGATAACGCTGAAGATGTACACGGCCAAAATTTGTACGATTTATCAGAAATATACAATGATGTTATTGACGATTATGCCGTTACCAGCGCAATGCAGCAACGCAACGCCAAAGTGATAAATAGTAAAATTATGTTTGTCAATCAGGACGGTAGCGAAAATGAAACCGTAAAGACGTTTTTCCTGAATGCTGATGGGACACAAAAGCCGTGGTTTAGACGGTGGTTAAATATTGCAATGGATTCAAAATATTATGGGTTTTCCGTTGCTGAATTGGGTGCATTTATTGACGGTCAATTTAGAATGGTTGAGGGCCGGCCGTCATGTGCCAAAATACCATATGAAAATTTGCTACCGATGTACCGGTTTATCAAAAAAGATGCGGAAGCCGGTTTTAGTGAGCAAAATGTAATATCAATGGATAAAGGCCCATTTTCACGCTGGTTGTTACCAATGGGCAATGCCAAAGATTTGGGATTGTTAAACAAGGCCACGCCGTATGTGATTTACAAAAACATTTTTGGCGCATGGTCACAGCATGCAGAAATTTTTGGGCAACCATTTAGGGAGGGCCGAACAGATATTTTTGATCCTGAACGTGTGGGCCAAATGCGTAAAATGTTTGAAGAAATGGTTGGCGCATCATACGGCATATTTCACCCTGAAGATGAAATTGAATACATAGAGGCAAGCAAAACCGATGCATATAATATTTATGACCGGTTGATTGGTCGTTGTGATCATGCAATTACCAAAATTTTCCTATCACAGACCGGCACCACAGATGAAAAAGCATTTGTTGGTAGTGCTGAAACGCATGAGCGCGTAATGATGGATTTGGTAATGGGTGACCGGTTGGATTTATCGGAATATTTTGAGGACGTTTTATTGCCACGGTTGCGCCGTATTGGTGCGCTGCCAATTGAACAACCATTTGGTTTGGTGTGGATCGTTGAGGAACATTTGGGCCTTTTAGATTGGGCCACGGTGATTGATACGTTAAGCACGCATTATAAAATTCCAATTGAAGAAATTAACAAGCGTTTTGATATTGAGGTTGAGGAAAAAGCTGAACCGGAACCGCCGAAATTTCCACCTAAAAATGCACCTGAAAAAATAGTTGAGGAAATCAATAAAGAAACTCAAAATTATTATCAATCATTATGGCACGCACGATTACAGAAATAGAGGGTGAAATGGTTGTCCAAAAAGAGGCAACACCGGAATTGGACGGCTTAACCAGCAATAGTTTGGTTTCAGCGTGGCGGTTGATTTTCAGAATATGTGCCACGGGCATTAAAATCGTTGAAGATTTATTTGACCGGCACGTAGAGATTGTTGATCAGGCGGCCTCCGCGGCCATTTCAGGCACCCGCGCATGGTACGCAGCGCAAACCCTGTTATATCAATTTGGTGATGAATTAGTTTATGATGAGGCAACCGGCAATTTTGGGTACCAAGTATTTGACCCGGATAAACAAGTTGCACAATTATCAGCCGCGCAGGATGACAGCACCGGCGCGGTGTTTGTTAAAGCGGCAAAAATTGATTCAGGCACCGGCGCACCGATACCATTGAGCGTTGCAGAATTAGACGGTTTAACCGGTTATTGGGAGCAAAAAAAGTTTGCAGGTACCAATTTATCAGTGTTGAGTGATCCGGGTGATAAACTGCAAATTGAGGGCCGCATTGTGTATGATCCAAACGTGCTAAATTCAGACGGTGAATTGCTTACCGATACTTCGCGGCAGCCTGCAAAAGAGGCCATAGAAAAGTATTTAATTGATTTTGGCCGGGAAAATTTCAGCGGCATTTTTAATATCATGGATATGACAGACGTAGTGCAGGCAACAGAGGGTGTTTTTAATGCCGTGCCAACAACGTTTGTTGCCCGGAAATATGATGATAGCGTTGTAATTGATGTGTTGGGTGACCCGGATCAAAGATATACCACAATTGCCGGTTATATGGTGTTAGACCCGGCTTTTCCTACAATAATAACTTACATACCGCAAACATGAGCATTCAAATTTTCAATATCACGTGGGTTAATATTTCAGACAATCTATTGCCGTGGTATTGGCGTGATTTATCCGCATATGACCCGGATAATACAAACCCGTTTTGGATGCGTAATTGGATGCGGTGTATCATGGAGGCCATTGAAGATTTAACCAACCAGCTTTTTGAAAATGCATTTAACAATCAAAAAAAGTATTACCGTACCGGGCAACATGGTGTTTTGGAGATTGTGTTAAATAGTGATTTCGACAGTGTTTCAAGGCGCATTTATCTATCAAATGCATTTGGCCTATCAAATTATAATTATTCTCTCTATTTGCAGGGTGAAACAAACCCTAATCCATTGGATTTTTACAAACAGGGTGAAGTTGACCCGTCACCCAAAACCTTTTTTACCGGTGCTGAAAGTGCCGGCGAATTTGATTTTATAGTAAATATACCCAGCGCGTTAAGTATTGACATTCCGCGTTTTCGTGGTGTTGTTGATAGTTACAGGACACTTGGTAAACGGTATGATATAATATTCTTTTAGCTATGAACAGAAAATTATGGTTTACAGGCGGCGAACCGGACGTAAATATTGATGACCTGCAACGTAATGTTGAAGCGGTTACCCGGTCATATGATGCAATGTTTGGTGCCTTTAATATCGGTACAAACCTGAATTATATTATTGTTGGTTGTGAAATTGTGGTTGATCCGGGCGTAGATGCCACAATAACAGAGGGTTACATATGGTTAAACGGCGAAGTAATGTTTGTTGAGGCGCAGGTAACGCCGCATGTTTCAAGTGATCAATATTTTTATGCCAAAGAAACCACGTATGACCCTGATGGTGATAAGGTTTATAATGATTTGGTTGCCCGGCAAACGTGGCAGATTAACCGCGGAAAATTGACAAACGGAACCGGTGCGCCGCTACCTGATACCGTATTAGATGCGGAGGGTTTCAGGATGCCCGATAAAATAAGGCAGATTATTGAGGGTAATTTGCTGGAATTTGACGCGCAAAGTATTGCAATTGATGCGCGTGACGAAATAATAAAAGGCGGTATAAGCGGCGCGGGTAATACGTGGATTATGACCGTACCGGACACCACGCAAATTGCATCAACAGAAATGTTTTTCCTGCATTTTTGGGATCATGCACCCGGAACCGGTTACGGTACCTATGAAATACGCACAACGGGCGGGTTTTTGATCACCACGATTTTTGAACCAACCTTTATGATTTATGTCAATGATCAGGGTACCATAAAAGAGTTTTTTAGGCTTTCATTGGTACCGGCCGGCGCACCAATTGAAATTGATTTGGGGCCGTGGAATATGGACGCAACGTCTACAATCAGCGTGGCACATGGTCAGGCAAATAAAGAGGCCATACGGTCAGTGCAGGCAACAATTTTCAATGATGCCGGTGATTTACTTTACAGTTTTTCAAACAACAATGGCGGGTGGTTCACTTGGAATGATACCCATGTGATTTTAGAACGTGAAGCTACCGGTGGTAGTAATACCGGGCATTTTGATGATGTAGATTTTAATGACGGTGTAATAAACCGCGGGTTTTTACTCATCTTTTTGTTTACATAATGGCATGGACTGAAGCACAGGCGGCAAAATTAATTGAGGGTGTTTACGGTGGTGTGATCAGCGCATTTAACCTACCGGAAGCACTTTTTGATCATACGTTTGGTGAATTAATGGATGCGGTAAACAGCGGTTATAAAGTTGCCGGTATTTCAGTTGATGCGGCCAAAATTGAGGAGGGTTTTAGGAAAAATATAAATGAATTTAGCGGCGCAAAAACGGCCAATGAGGTTATAACATTAAGTGAAGCGGCCATAGGCCCAACGGGCGCAAAATTATCGTTTAAAGAGTATAAAAAGATTGGCCGCGCAATTGACAGTGAATATAATTTGAGGTGGTTGAAAACTGAACAAAATACAGCATTTGCACAGGCCCAAAGTGCAGACCAATGGGTGCGCACGCAGGACAAAAAACACCTGTTTCCAATGCTGCAATATCAAACCGTTGGTGACGGCCGGGTACGGCCTGAACACAGGGATTGGAACGGTATAATTAAACCGGTTGACGATGAATTTTGGGACACCCATATGCCGCCGGCAGATTGGGGTTGTAGGTGCCGGGTGATACGGTTGCGGCAGGGTGTAGAAACTGATTTGGATGAACAGCGCATAAAAGTTAACAAGAAACGTGAAAAAATTGGTGAACCATTAGTGTCAAATATGAAAAATAGCAGTGATGTTTTTGATACCAACCCGGCCAAAACAAAGTACATTTTTAAAAAGGCAACCGCGTCACATTTTGTTGATACGCGGGCGGCTGGTTTGGTACCCGGAAATGATAATTATGGATTAGGGTATAAATAGAAATTATGGGTTTTAAAAATTGGATATTACCACTACAAACTGATTTGCCCATTTTGGATAAAGCTAAAAGTTTTGTTGGCACACCGGAGGGTGAAATATTCCAAAATACGGCGGCTAAATTACTGCAAAAATTTGGGTTTGTAGGCACTGAACTTTTGGGTGGTATTCAATTTGCTGATGATATACCAATTGGCATTTCACCATTTGGCACACTTGTTTTTGATAGCTTAATTGTGCCGGCGGGCCGTTATACTGTAATTAATACTGAGGGCGTAACTGAAATTGTGGCATATGAGGGTATAGAAATACAAACAATAGTATTTGAAGCCAGCCAACAAAAAAATATTGTCAAAACACAAATTTCCGGGCGTGATGGATCAATTAAAGAATATATTTCCAGCAATGACACAGCAATAACAATGCGCGGTGCGGTGGTTAATAGTCTAAATATTGCATATCCACGTGTGGCAGTACAAAGATTAATAAGGATTTTGAAAGTACCGCAACAAATCCGGGTTGTTTCAAAATTCATTAATGACACTTTAGGTTTTGAATTTATCACAATTGAAAGTTGGAATTTGATAACAACGCCGGGCATGCGAAACGTTCAGGCATTTACTATTACGGCAGTTAATGACGTTTCCCCTGAAGCGGATGAAAAATATGGTTAATTATGGCAGCACAAAAACAGTTGGTACGGAAAATTGGCAAATTAGGCATTGAAGTGGTAAATGCTCAAATGATGCGCAACGCACGGCATGATACAATGGAATTGATTGCGGAAGAAAGTTTGAACCATTTTTTAGAGGGTTTCCAAAAAGGTGGTTACATGACCGATGCCAGCAAAAGCGGTTGGAAAAGGCGCAAAAATGATGAAGATTCAACCCGCGCAATATTGGTAAAAGATGGTGATTTGTGGCGTGATATTGATGTGCAGACGGTAACCAATGATTTAATTGTTATAGGCACCAAACGCATACCATATGCAGCCGCACACAATGAGGGGTTGAGGATAACACGCCGTAATTTTACGATGACAAAACGTGAATTTATAGGGCCAACAAAAGCGTTAGAAGTGGCCAACGAAAATATTGTTGTTATTGAAATGAGAAAGCCGTTAACAATTAAGAAAATAGCATGAGCGATTCAATTAAAATTGATTTGTATACGGCCGTGCGTAATGCGTTGGCCGGGTTATTGGAGGGCGGGCCTGCAAGTGATCCGCTTTTTAAATTCATTGGCCATTACAATGAACCGGAATTGGAAAATGAAAACGAATTTTCGTACCGCACGCCGGCCGCATTCATTGCCATAAATAGCGTTGATTGGCAGCAAACCGGATTTGATCAACCAAGTGCAGATTTAAGCCGGCAACAAAACGGATTGGCCACACTTACAATTCATATTTTCATACATGATTTACGCACAGATAGTGAAAACTATATTGAGCATTTAACTACAATAAACAAGGCATACCGGGCATTAATTGGTTTGCGCAGCCTGCCGGCCGTTGAGGGTAAATTTTCCAGCCTGCGCCGTATACGTGATATTGATGATTCACGGTTTGAAAATTTACGGCATTGGCGGCAGGTTTATAGCAGTTGGGTGCAGGAACCACCTGTTACATTTGGTAAGGTGGATGCACAGCCGGTAACACTGAAATATAATATTGTTGTTAACCCATAAAAAACCACTGACACCATAACGCGAAAAAGTGTTAATTGTACTGATTAGTTGGTTTTTACTGTCACAATTGTTTATCTTTACTAAACCGCGCACGTAAGATAAACGATATGAAAAAAACAGGTGTAACAATCGACCGCCGCCGGCAATATATTCAGGAGCGTATGACAAATCGGTCAACGAGTGTTAGCAGTGAAGTGCGCCGCATTGCCCGCGATTTATTTATTTCTGAACGCACCGTTTACCGTGATATGCATTGTTGAGGTGTGTTGAGGTGATGACAACACGGAAAAAAAAGTGCAAATCCTAAAATAGTTATACTCCTTTAGTACCAACGACCCGCCAAAACAGGCGGGTTTTTTGTTTGCTGACACCTTTGTTTTCAGGCACTTAAATACTTTTATCTGAGCCGCGCAGGCAGTACTTTTAATACATGGAAATTACAGATAAGCACGTTGCGCGGGTACGTTTACAAGGTGCTTTTATCCAAGAAACATTTAGAAGTTTTGAAGTGGCCAAAGGTATTTTATGCGTATTGGGCCAACTCAAAGGCAACCATAAAAATAGTGCAACCGCATATCATTTTGATTCAGGCCAATTCAGTTTAAAAGATTGCCGCAATTGGTTGGCAAAAAACAACATTCGGTACATGCGTATTGAAAGCGCACCGATTTTGGAAGATGTACGCGATTTAATCAGCAATCCATTACCACACACAAAAGGCGTATTTGAATTATTCATCCGTGGCGTAATTGGTTTTGATGTTTCAGGCATTGCCATTGCTGAAGAAATTGACCGGTTAAATTCTGAGGGTGCAGTCCGCATTATTGAGCGCATAAATTCTGCCGGTGGTGATGTAATTGACGGTTTTAATATCGTAAGTGCAAACCTGCGCAGCACAGCCACCATTGAAACGATTAATGAGGGTGTTGCGGCCTCAATGGGTGCCGTTATTTTGGCAACCGGTGATGTACGCCGGGCATATGATTTTAGCACCGCATTAATCCATGATCCGATGATTGGTGTCAAAAAATTGGATGAATTAGAAGATGAAAACCAGCGGGCCAACCTTACCAAAATCAAAGACAGTTTAGTTAAAATTCTCAAAGATGCAACCGGGCAACCGGACAGCATAATAGCTGAATTAATGGCCCGCGAAACTGTAATGAGTGCCACAGAGCAGCGGCAGTTTGGTTTAGTCAATAATGTCATCAAAAGCCGGGTGAAAAAAGCACCTGCAAACCTTTCACTTTTAGAAGTAATGAATTATGCGGAAGCGGCCACGGCTATTCCATTGGATAAATATGATACACAAATAGTTAAACACGAAAACATGGACAAATTATGTAATTTTTTGGAACTGCAAAATGATGCCAATGAAACCAGCATTGTGAGCGCAGTTGAGGCAATTAGCAATGAAGCTAAAACCATGCGTGATACACTCAAAACCACGCAGGATGAACTTGCCGCGGCAAAAGTGGATTTGAAAGCTGCCAATGACAAGTTGGGTATAACCCATGCAGCCAATATAAAATTGGCCGTTGATGCTGCCATTGATTGCGGAAAATTCCCTGAAGAAAACCGTGATACTCTGACCACGCAGGCAACCGAAAACCTTGCAATGTTCAACACAATGGTTGGTACAATACCCGCACCGCATGCCAGCGTATTGGAACAAATCCAAAGTGCTGCATTCGCAGGCGAAAATAGTTTCAAAAACGAAAAAGGCGAAACGGTCAAAAAAGATTGGGATTGGTACCAAAAAAATGACCCGGCCGCGCTGCAAAACTTGGAACATACCAACAAAACAGAATTTGACCGGCTTTATACCGCGTATTGGGATGAAACAATACCCGTAAAATAATTTGTAACTAACTAAAATTCAATAACATGGAAATTCGGCCCATTAAATTTTCGCAGGAATTGCAGCGTGAACTTTTCCCTGATAATGCCTTTTACAAAAAAAGCATTTCAGAAACCGGCGTAGGTATTGACGTTGAAACGGTGCAAATTCCACAGGCAGCCGCCGCCGGTGATGTTGGCGTTGGTGTTCCCGGTACTTTACCACTCACAATTACTGAACGAACCGATGACATAAAAAGTTATGCGGTTCAGCAACTCTATATGCTTGAGCCTCAGTTGGTCACGGATGAAAATGAGATAGTGACGAATTACAACAAAAGGCAGGACATGCAGCGTGCAATGGGCATGGCCATAAATTCCAAAGCCGCTGACATTGCAGCAACCGAATGGGGGTCAAATCTCAATATTGTACGCACCACAGACACCGCCGTGCGTGCCACTACAATTGTGGGGGCCACCGGAAACCGCAAACGCATTAAATACGATGATTTGGTGAATATAAACACCGTAATGAACGAAATGAATGCGCCGGTTGGAAAATGGTACGGATTGTTAACCGCTGGTATGGTTAGTGATATTTTCCTACTTGACAAATTGACCGATGCCGACAAAACCCAACTTGCATTGATCAGAACGGGTGAAATTGGTATCATTTTCGGCATCAGTTTTATGATGCGAGTCAATTCTCAGTTGGGCCACGCAGGGGTGTTTTACGACAATACAGCCACACCGCTTAAAAAAGCATTGGGTGCCGCGGTTGTTTCAACCGATAATGCAGCAGGAATTATATGGCATGAGCGTTTAGTGCGGCATGCGGAGGGGCATAATAAGACGTATATAGATCGCGATAAGCCGGAATATCTTGGCACCGTAATCAACTCAAAGGTAAGATTTGGAGCAACTTACAACCGCAAGGATGAGGTTGGAATTATTGCACTTGTCGAAACCGCGGGTTAAAATTCAACACTATGGTATTCGACTGCAAAGACAAAAATCTTATCGGTGGTAGCGTGGAATTGTTTAATGCAAACCGCGGCATAAATGAAATTTTTGTGAGTGAGGACGGCCAATATTTTCATTCTGTAAGTGCCTCAAATTACCACTGTAAGCAACACAGGTTAAAGCTATTTCGCATTACCCGTGCGCAGCTACCCAAACCGGAAGAAAAACCAGCACCAAAGGCCAAAGCTGATGAACCGGCAAAACCGGAATTGAAAGCGGAAGCCAAAACGGTGCCGCCGCCAAAGAAAAAGGCCGGCCGGCCGGCTGGGAAATCCAACGGGAACGGAGATAAAAACGCTAAAACTGAAAAATAATGGGCAAAATAGAATTTAATATTGGTCAGGGCGGTTTAGGCCGCGCACTGCCGGGCAAAGACTATTATAGCGGGTTGTTGTTTGATACAGACGTTTACCCGTCGGGTTTTGGCGCAGGTGATCCAATTAAGTTTGTTGGCAGTTTACAGGACGCGGAAGAACTTGGAATTTTGCCCGGTGTTGGTGAAACAGTTGCAACCGGTGGTGAAATTACCGTAGCGGGTGTTGGTGCTGCCGGTGATACATATGTAATTTCAATTACCAGCACGCGAAACCCGGCCATTGAATTATGCACCGTAATTGAAGCGGCATCTGAAACAACCACAACGTTGGGTGATCGGTTTGCAGCCGCAATTAATGCCCGCACAAATGTACATGGATTCACAGCAACGGCAGCCATTGGCGTTGTTTCCCTTGTAATGGCACCTGATTGGGGTGCAGCATTCAACGGCGTAGGGATCGCAGTTTCATCGACCGGAGCAGGTACCACTACAATTGTACAATTTTCTGCCGGCGTTGGTGCTGATAATAGCGCATTGCATTACACCGTTTCGGAATTTTTCAGGATGCAACCACAGGGCTTTTTATGGATAGGCATTTATGATGAGGCGGGGGGGCTTGATGGTCAGGACATCAAGGACATACAGGATTTTGCAGACGGTGAAATTAGGCAAATGGCCATCCTGTTAAAAACCTCTTTTGTAACCGCTGATTTGGCAGTGATTCAGGCGGCCATTGAGGCAATGCAGGTTGAATTTAAAAACACGCAGGGTTTATACGCCGCTGATCAATTGAGCGATTTGATTACCGGGTTGGATGATTTGCGCGGCTTAACAAATGACCGTGTAAGCGCGTGCGCAGGTCAGGACGGCGGCGGTGAGGGTTGGCGGTTGGTTGATGTACTTGACCGATCTATGCCAGCATTGGGGGCCTTATTGGGTACAACGGCACTTGCAAGCGTTTCGGAAAATGTTGGTTGGGTTTCAAAATTCAATTTGGCATCAGTTGATTTGGATGTTTTGAGTTTTACCACCGGTGATTCATACAAAGCAATTTCCACGGCCACACAGGATTTACTTGAAAACCGCGGGTGGATTTTCGCCAAAAAATATACCGGTAAGGCAGGTAGTTTTTGGAATGACAGCGCAACGACCACACCGGCAACCGGTGATTATGCCTATTTGGAAAATGGCCGCACAATTGATAAAGCGGTGCGCGGGGTAAACGTAGCATTAACCAACTTTATCAATTCACCTCTTTTTGTTGACCCGGACACCGGGAAAATGACTGAATTGACCGTTAGCAATTTCAAAAATGCTGCCAGCATTCCATTAGAACAAATGTTGGTTGACGGTGAATTATCAGGTTATGAAGTAATCATTGATCCGGATCAGAACGTCCTCACTACCAGCAGAGTAGAACTAACCATTAAGCTGGTACCCGTGGGCGTTGCACGCACCATTGTGGTCAACATCGGTTACGTAGTTTCATTACAAACATAAAAATTTGAAAACATGACAGTTATCAAACACCCATTTGGAGAAATCGGAAACCCGGTATTATCGGTTGATGCTGCACAGGCATTGACAATTGATAAATCCTATACAGTTGTTGACGGCGTAACCGTTGAGGCAGCCACAAACAACCGCACGCTGAATTTAACCATTGATGCGGGCATGCCACTTGGCGCACAGCTTTTTGTAATGGTCAAAAGCAATGCAGCCGAAACAACCATTTTTGGCACCGGCATGTTGGGCGCGACAATTACCGGTACAGCAGGCAAAACTATTTGCGCACTGTTCATTTTTGACGGTACCAATTTTGTACAGGCAGGTGCAGAGCAGCAAATTGATTAATAACCTTTAAATCAGTTAATTATGGCACAACCATTAATAAATGGCCGGGCGTATGATTATGTTGACATTCAGTTAAGCATTTTGGGTGCTGAAATTAACGGTGTGACCGAAATCAACTATACGCAGGAACAGGAAAAAGCCAACAATTTTGGCACCGGCGCATTTCCAACCAGCCGCGGCCGCGCTGCACGTGATACAAGCGGCAGTTTAGGTTTGTCAATGAATGAAGTTGAGGCATTGCGCGAAGTGGCACCGTTGGGCAATTTACTTGACATTGGCATGTTTGATATTGTCATTGTTTTTGGAAATGTACAGGCACCACAAACACACGTTGTAAAAAATGTTGAATTCATTGATGACGGCGTTGAAACCACGCAGGGTGATACCAGCATAAACCGCGTTTTTGCATTCGTTGCCTCTCATGTACAATACAGGTAACCCATGAAAAAGAAAACCATAATTGCCCGCACCAATGCCGGTTTTGATTCATTTACTGTTACGCATGAGGGTAAAGATTATAAATACAAAATTCAACAACCGTCATTTGAGCAATTAAGCGCTGCGTTGAGTGTATCAGTTGGTTTTGGTAGAAAGTTGGATATGGCAGGCGCGGGTAAATCAATTTGGGAATTATGCTGCATTGAGTTTGATGAATACATTGAAGAAAATGCCCGGCTATTAATTGCCGTTTGTGTTGAATTGTTTAACGAATATGTTGCACCTGTTGATGCTGAGATAAAAAAAAATTAGATCAGTATAAATTGGATGCGGGAAAAATCGGGCATGGGCATTTTGTTGCACTGATCCGATTTTTTTATAAGCTGAACCCGGCAGATTTAAACGCTGATTTGTATGCACAATTAACACGGGAATTGGAATTTTTGGGTGAAGTGGGGGTAATAGATATTAAAATAAATTTGAATGCCGGTAACTGATAGGGTTGAATATATCATTGGTTTGCGTGATAATATGACACGCAAATTGCGTGGTATGTCCAAAGCTACTAAAACCCTTGATCAGCAAATGATGGGTTTAGGCAAACGGTTTTTAGGTATGGCAGCCGTGGCCGGTGTAGCGCGTGGCATTGGGAAAATGGTCAGTACAATGGCCGATTTTGAAGAAGTAGCCAGCAATGTTTCAGCAATCACAGGTGCCACGGGTGATGATTTGGATTTTCTGAAACGTAAAGCCATTGAATTAGGTAGTGCCACAACAAAAAGTTCAATAGAGGCATTAGAGGGTTTTAAACTCATTGCCAGCGCAAAACCTGAATTATTGGGTAATGCCGCTGCATTGGCCGCCACAACCAAAGAAGCCATTGCATTAAGTGAGGCCAGCGGGTTAGATGTACCCGCGGCCGCCAAATCATTAACCAGCGCATTGAATCAATTTGATTTGGCAGCGGATCAAAGCAGCCGCGTGATAAACGTATTGGCGGCCGGTTCAAAGTTTGCCGCTGCCGAAATACCTGAATTGGCCGCGTCATTAGATGAATTTGGAGGCGTGGCCGCATCATTGGGCATTACATTGGAGGAAAGCGCGGCAGCCGTTGAAACATTGAGCGCAAAGAATTTGAAAGGTGCGCGGGCCGGTATTCAGTTGCGTAACGTTCTATTGAAATTGGGCGGCAGCACTGACAGAAATATTAACCCGTCAATTGTTGGATTGGGCAAAGCACTTGAAAATTTGGCACCAATTCAAGATAACGTTACCGAACTAACAAAAATGTTTGGCCGTCAAAATGTATTGGCCGCGCAAACATTAATTAAAAGCCGTGAAAAGTATGAAGATTTAACCGTTGCAATGACCGGCACAAACATTGCATACGAACAGGCCCGCGTAAATACCGATAATCTGAAAAGTGATATTTTGGGTTTAAATTCAGCGTGGGAGGGTTTTGTATTAAATCTTAATAAGGGTGAGGGTGAAATAACAAATGTTTTCCGGGGTGCCATAAAACTTGCAACTCAATTTGCAGAGGGTTTATCATTGGCGGCGTTGGGTGAAAAAGGATTGGAAACGCAGGCAGTTGATGAAGAAATGGCCGCATTGATGCAGCGTTTGAAAGATTCCGGTGTAACTGAAATGAAAGATTTGCGTAAAGCACTTGACAAAGAATATTGGAAATTACAACAGGAAATTGAGTGGAATACTAAACGGATTGCGGAAGCAGGCGGCATTGAAAAAGTGATAAAAAAACGCGGGTTTATACAATATACCGTCAAAGATGCGGCACAGGTATTTGGCATTAAAAAGCCAATGGAAAAATTATTGGATAGGGATTGGCTTAAAAGGCGGCGGGGTGAATTAGCGAAGATAAACAGTGAAATACTTAAAATGGAAAGCCCCGACCAATTGCAAAAATTATTTGAAACCATAACCGGTTTTGTACCGCCGGGTGAAGAAATTGAATTTGCAAAATTGGATGCAGCACCGGAAGCCGCAAAACAGATTGCCACTATAACCGGCGCAGCACCAAAAACGTTTAATATCAATATTGAAAAATTGATTGAAACGCAAGAAATAAACACCACGAATTTGGAAGAAAGCGCATTTGAGGTTAAAATGGCAATTACCCGCGCAATGGGTGAAGCATTGGCAGACGTTGAACCAATAACGCAATAACGATGTTGAGGCCACAGATTAAAATAATGATTGGCAATTGGGAATTTACATACGTGAATGAATGCAGTATTGATTGGAACCGTGATAATTTCACGCGCACGGCACAATTCAGTTTGCCGGTGAGATTCTATAAACGCAACCTGCGCATATTTGAACAAATAAAAATAGGGGATAAGGTGACCATTCAAATGGGTTACTATCCAAAACTTGAAAAGCGGTTTGCCGGGTATGTAGTACGCCGGGAACCAAACAGCCCATTGCAGGTATTTTGTGAGGATGAAAGTTGGCAATATAAACAACGTTTTGTTGATCCGGTAACGCAGGAAGATACCACACTTGAAAAATTTATTAAAGCAACTTATACCGGGAAAATTACAAAAATTGGCCTGCCTGATACAAAAATTGGTGATTGGCGCGTGGTCAAATACACAACATTCATGCGCGTGCTGGACACCCTGCGCACCACGTTTGGCATTACGGCCAATTGGGATTTGGACGGCGGTTTAGTTATCAATTCCCAATTCAATGAGATTTCACCGGTTACCGGCGTTTTTGATTTCAATAAAAATTTGATTGATACGCAAAGTTTGGATTTTCAGGAAGCCGCTGAATTTAGCCAAATTGTTTACGGTGTGAGTGAACAGGCAGAATTAAATGAAGATGACGCAACGCCAATTGACCCGGTTGAGGTTTGGAGTTTTTATGATGCTACCGGCAAAATTCAAAGTGCGGAAGTTGACCCGCATTTGCAAGGAAATATGAATACGTTTAAAATTCCGTATCAAACATTTGATGAATTAAAAGCACTCACTGAAGCCCGGTTAGAAAATCTAAATTTTACAGGTTACACCGGCAGTTTTTTAACCTTTGGTGAACCAATCGTGGACGTAAATGATGATTGTCAGATAATCAATAAGGAGCGTAAAAGCATGGAGGGCCGTTACAGGATTAAAGGCGTATCAGTAAAATTAGGAGTGGGCAACGGGTATAAACAGGATATTGAATTAGCACGTAAAACAGGATGAAAACTTTACCCGATATCATGCGCGATTTTATTACCCGTGTTTTGGGTGAACAATCATTTTATTCTGAGCGTGCGCGGGTAACGGCCGTTGATCTTGAAACAAATACATGCACCGTTAAAACGCTGAATGATAAAAGTGAAATTTTCAGCGTGATAATAAACGCATACCGCGGCGCGTTATACGGCGTTTTTCCGGTACCCAAAGTTGGCAGTGTGGTTACCATATCATATTATGAGCGAAATGAGGCGTATGTAGCTAAAATGGGCGAATTGGAGCAATTAAAAGTTGTATTTCAAACCACTGATGAAACAGCCGGCGTAACAATTGACATAATAAATGAAAAATTGTTGATTTCATGGCCGGATTCAGATGAGGAAGAAAGCACAACAATTGAGGTTTCAGAATTGGAAATTTTGTTCAATGGTGGTAACTTGTTAGGGTTGGTAAAAATTCAGGAATTAACAGACCGGTTGAATGAATTGGAATCATTATGGAACAAATTGCAAATGGATTTTAATACATGGGTGCCGGTGGTAAATGACGGCGGTTTAGCATTAAAAACACAGCTTTTAAGCAGCTTTTTACTTGAATTAGTACCGGATTCACAAGTTGAGGATTTTGAAAACGAAAAAATTAAACAATAATGCAGGTTGATGATATAATTGTAACTAATCCGTTTGACCCGCGCACGGGTGATTTTGATGTGCAGGATAGCAATGTACAAAACCAACAAACATTGCTTTTCAATGCGCCGGGCCAATTTTATGCTTCGCCAACATTGGGTGTTGATATACGTGATAATTTAAACGCACCGATCCGGTTGCAGTTATTGCGTGCGCGGGTGATTGCTGAATTTGGTAAAGATGGGTACGAATTAACACAGTATGATTTCACCGCCGGTGCAGATGGGTTTACGGTTGATATTGACGCGGTAAAAATTAGATGATATGCCGGTAATAACAGATACGCAAAATATTATGGATGCCGCATTGCAAGCATATGGCACGTTGGATGAATTGGTTTATTTTGCCACTTCCAACGGGTTTTTATTGGATGAATTGCCAATCGTGGGTACAGAATTTAATATTGAGGGCGGGCGCGGTGATACTTCTGTAATTGAATTTTTGGTTGAGCGTGATTTTATTTACAACAATGCAGGCGTTGAGGCCACAGAATTTTTACTTGCAAATTCGACTGATAATCTGATTGCGCAGTTGAACATAAAAATTAAATACAAATAATCATGGCAGATAAGCGCATACATGAGTTGGTGGAAACCAGCGATAAAAGCGGAAAATATATTGCAGTGGATGAGGCCGGGTTATCGGAGGCTTTAAAATATGACACTGACAATTTGCTGGACAAAGCGCAAACGGATGTATTATATGTCAAACTCACAGGTAATGAAACCGTTAACGGCGTAAAAACTTGGAACAATCAGGGAATTTTTGAGGCCGGTATTATCGTAAATGCAGGCGGTATTAATGTAACCGGTAATTCCATCGTGGCCGGGACATTTGAATCAATAACAGGTGGGTATACAATAAAGCTCAATGGTCAAATATTAGATTTTGACCGCGCCGGAGCAAATTATATAACGTGTAGCACTACGCTGGGTTATTTACTTTTCGTAACAAATGGCTTGTCTCCATCATCGGCAAATGCAAACCTTGTTTTAAAGGCAAGCGGTGAGAGTTATTTTAATAATAAGTTAGCGGTAAATTATTCAGCAACAGCAAACGCAGAATTGCACATCCAAGGGAATGGAATTTTCGGTAATCAATCAACTTTTGTTAATGTAGGCGGTACATACAGGATTCAGATTGCAACAACCACAACAAATGGTTTTGGTGTTTTATATTTGGGAGGTAATCGGACTGATCAAAATGCAGTCGGACAAGTAATATTCACAAACCTTGCATCTTCCGCGTCCGGTAAGCGAATAGCTGGTATCTATGGTAATAACGCAACCGACCCCGATGCTGGAAATCTGCAATTTTATTGCGCTGATCAGTTTGGGAATTTTGGCCGAAAAATGATAATTACAGATGAGGGTCATGTCGGGATCGGAATTGTTAACCCGGCAGATAAATTTGTGGTTTATGATGCGACTGAGGACATTGGGATATTGATAAAGCGGAATGTCGGTACAAGTCAAATAAGAACAGGTTACATTCGTTTTGAGTCTGATGCGGCAGGCCGTTATGCAGAAATTTCCGGTAAGCGGGAAACAGCAAGTACACGGCACGGATTGCGATTTTTCTATTTTAATGTCACCTCTCTTCTTGGCATGACACTTGATTCAAGTGGACGAATCGGGATCGGAACGGAAACACCCGCTGAAATATTACACATTAAATCAGTTGGGAATGCCACGGTTCAAATATTAGATACAGGTGCTGCGAATACATATCTGCAATTTCAAAATGCAACGGTCGGGAAATGGTATATCGGTTATACAAGCGTAGGCGCAACAGGTTTTGGATTTCTAAATGGATCAGGTCAATTAAAATTAATATTAACACAGGATGGAAATTTAGGAATTGGAACGGATTCGCCCGGCACAAAATTACACGTGGCCGGGGATATTTGGGCCAATACGCATTTACGCAGTAGCACAACTACCGTAATGGTTAGCCCAATTTCTACAGGTAGTTGTTATTTTAGGCCGGATGGCAAAGATTCAGCCACCGGCCAAAGCTCATTCACCACAGTGGCAGGTTCAATAGGTACACCATTAACGATATTAGGTCATGTAGGTATAAATACACCTTACAGCACAGGTACCCAAATTTTAACCTTGGAAAACGATCTTTCATATTTAGCATGGTCAGATTTTCCAACTACACTCCCAGCAAACAGAGGTATTGCCGTTAACCGCGCAGCCGCAAATTATGGGTCAAATGATTATACAGCAATTTATTTAATGGCCCGTGGCAGTTCAGGCAATTCAAGTTACGGAGTTATAGCGGTTCAATCGGAGGGTACCGGATTGGCAAGTAGAATGAATTTCATGTTGCGCGGCTCAACCACAACCGATTACCGGACACCCTTTAAGATGGATGCAATAGGGAAGTTTTGGTTTCAGACAAAGGATTCAGATGAGGATGTAAAGATTCACTTAGTACAGGGTTCTACCACTATTTGGACGCTAGGCTATGTCTATGGTCAAACCTGTTTTCAAATCCATTCAGGGACAGGCTTCGCCTCATTATCAAGCGCGGACTTTTCGATTAGTAATGGGGGACTTATTTACATGGGGAATATAACTGAGGCAGCAGGGACACATGCCCTCAGATATAATCCTACTACCGGACTTGTCACTTACAATTAAACTATCAAATATGAAAGCAAATTTATTTGAAGTTGCTAATGCACACAATTCATTGGTGGCCATTCAAAAAGCCAATGATATACCTGTTCTTATGGCATGGGATTTTGGTAACTGGTTGGTAGAATTGGCACCGATTGCAGCCCGGTTTCATGAACAGGAGGAAGCACTTGCCAAAAAGTACGGCAAGCCTGATCCGAAAAATTCACAGCAATATATTGTTCAACCTGCTAAAATTTCACAGTTTCAAAAGGAGTATGACAAGCTGAAAGCCATTGAAGTGGATTTGAACGGGCAAACAAAGCTGAAATTGCCCGAATTAAAGGAGATTGGCATAAACATACCACCGGCAGCCGATTTGATCGCAATTAGGCTATTCATACAGTAATTCACGGCATTCATACAGTAATACGTATTGTTCATAAGCTGAACAATCAATAAATTATTATTTCGTAACTTGCATTTGTCTAATTGTTACCGGGCACTGAACGGGTTAAATTCCAAGGCTTGAAATTTTCTCACCTGATGTGCCCGGTTTTTTTACAGCCTTTTCTTTATATATGCTGATAAAACCGGGGAATTATCCGTTGCAACCCTGAAATTTGCAGGATTTCTGCATAATTGGCATTTAAAACGGGTATAGATAGGATTTTATTCAACGCGCCGGGTTGCGTGTGCTTTCAAAAGGTCGTTGGCTATTTCTTTTTCAGTTTCACCGAAAATTATGAAAATATCAACATCGGGCAAAGTTGGGCCGTCATGCGGGCCGTTTAATTCAGTCAGATTAAATTTAATAGGTTGATAATTAGTTAAACGTTTGATATTTTCGGCACTGAGGCCCAAAATTATACCTTGATTTGAGAATGCTTTTAACATAGATTTGATTTTTATTGTGGTTCATGTTCAACGCCAATTACCTGCCATAAATGGTGGCAATAGGGGTGATAATTCACAAAGTCTGCCTGTGGTGGAAATAGTTGTGCCATTGTAATATTATCCGGGCAATACTTATAACGGGCCTGTTTGATTTCCTTATAAGACGGTGAACAATTGGGCGTGCTTATACTCATATGCCAGCGGCCCGCATCTATGGTAACCATAACCATGCAACGGCCCATTTGAAAAACACCCGGTTTCGGTTCAAAAGAGGCCATTTAACCTGTTTCAAATACTCTTAGAGTGATCAGCTTAACCAAAGAAAAATCCAAATCAGGGAATAAATATTTCAATTTATCAATCGTTGCGTCCATTGTCATAAGTTCAGGAATATCACAACCGCCAAAACAACCCTTAAACGGTAAGGCGTAATTTCCAAGTACTTTATCTTCAGAATTTACGAATACTAATGTTTTAAACATCGCCATAATTTAATTAGTTTCAGGGGTGGGGAAATCTTCATTATTTTTCCATCTATGCAAAGTTTCTTCCAATGCTTTAATCATATCCGCGCGTTGAGCATTTGAAATATAATTAGTCATTCTTGTATCACCTCCAAACGGAAATACAATTAAAGCAAATCCCAAACCCGGAATTTCTTTACTGATCATTTCGCCTACTTTGCGCATTTCTAAACCACCTTTTTGTTTTACCATTTTGCTATGTAGTTACTGTTTAGAGACTCTTCGATATACGCGATAAGGATTTGTCTTGTCAGATGATCCTTTCCTATTGACAAATTCCTGGATTGCTACCATTGTAAACATTCTGCGGTTTCCGATATTGAATGATTCTATCAATCCCCGGTCAGCCCATAGTCTGAGCGTCTGTGCCTGCGTCCTTAATAATTTAGCCGCTTCGCTTGTAGTCATTACTTCAAACGGGGGGATCGGTTTAACGTGTTCTCTCACGATTTTCGTGACCTCATCATGAAGGATTTTTTTGAATTCCCCGATAGTCAGATAAACCACCGGGTTCACCGGATCAATTGTTCTTTTCTTTGCCATTGTGCTATTAATTTTAGTAGTTGGAATTGTCTGCCAAGTAGAAACGTATCTTCTTTTTTGAACCGATCATACCGGCCAATTTGACCACCAAGATCAAACCCATGTTCAGTTAGTAAATCCGTTACCTGATCGCATTCAATTTGCAATTGTTTTTTGGTTATCATTTTTCATAATTTTTCAGCTTCTTTAGCGCAGCGCGGGCAAACAATGCGTGGCTGCAATTCTTTAATATTATGCATTACAACCCAACCAAAAATCTGTATGCCAATTTCAGCGCGTCTAACTGAAGTGTAGAAATGGCCCTCATTATTCCGCAATGGCGGTTTCCCGTCATCAAATAGCTTGCCGCACATATCACAAAATACCTGATATAAAATTACTTGTTTAATCATTCCATATTCCTATAAAACCACGTTTACCACGCACTATTAGCCAATCCGGTTGCACAATCTCATGTTTATGCTTCATAAGAGGCTTATCTGAATGTGTGTTTAAATCTCCAATGTGTATGTAAGTGCCTGTTTTTCTGATAATAGCCGTTTCATCTGGTGCGTACATATTTCCGTCTGTTCCATCAAATTGTTTGGTTATGTATGAACCTATAACTATTTCCGGTCTATACTTGTTTATAGCCTCCATTGCCTCTAACTTTTCCACATGATCAGGGTAAACAATTAAAGGCTGCCCATTCAATGTGTACATAAAACGAATTTCCTGTGCTTCCTGTACTTTTAAATCAGTTGCGGGGATTTTAAGGGAATTGGCGATATGTCCTGAACCACACCCTATTTCTATGGCTTCCTTACCAGATATTTGATGAAATAAAAATTCAATTAGCTCAGTCGTTGGTAGAGTATACAGAGCGTTTACGTGCATGAATAGCCTTACTATATCTTTATCAAATTCCCTATAAAAAGCACAGGGTAGTATTTTTAAATTTTCCTGATTCCCGGCATGTTTGCAAAGTTCATTAAATTCATGTTCCCGGCCCTTAATGTTTAGTACTGTGATTTTTTGCATTTGTATAGATATGTTAATATATTTTGTAAGTACTGACAAGATAACACATTACATTTAATTAAGCTGAATAGGGTATGCGGCAAATTCTATTTAACATAAAGTTTATTCTAGTGCAGTTTTTCGCTGATCGTTGAGGCCGCATTTTTTTTGTTTGGATATGTGTAACTAATTGATTAACTTATGAT